CAAAGCCGGCATGATTACCGGGCTCGAAGGCCAGCTCGCCAGCCTGAACCATGACTTCGAGGGAGCCGGGGCAGCCTACGCAAATGCTGTGGAGGACTACAAAAAGCTGGCAGCCAGCTCTAATCCCTTGATTCCCTCCGAGGCTATCTCGGGCGCGACCATCGAGGAGGTCAAGGACTCGCTGGACCGTGCACTTAAGTTGGTGGCCAGCGTACAGGAGTCACTGGCGAGGGAGGCGCAGGCAAGCTCGATACCTGCCGGAGCACCGGCTAGAGCCGGGCTGGACACCTCGGCCATGAGCACTAAGGAGAAAATAAACTACGGGCTGGAACAAGCCAGAAAGAAGAAAGACTAAACAAAGGAAGGAGAATAAATGGGGAAAACCCTAAGCACCAAGCACCAAATCCTAAACAATCTCAAAGCTCTAAATCCCAATGACCGAAACCTCGTTTTGGGTTTAGAGCATTTGAATTTGGAATTTGTTGGGAGTTTGGAAATTAGAATTTAGGATTTTCTCCGAGGGAGATTAAAATGGCAATATCACTAACCGAAGCTGCAAAACTTTCCAATGACGTCCTGCTTCAAGGCGTCATAGAAACCATACTGAAGGACTCACCTGTACTTCAGAAAATGCCGTTTATCGAGATTGTTGGTAACGGCCTGACCTACAACCGGGAGAAGACGCTTCCCACCGCCGAATGGCATGCCGTCAATGCCGACTGGTCGACCTCCCCGGCACCGGACTTCGACCAGCTCACCGCGGTACTGGCTATACTCGGTCAGAATGCTGATGTCGATAATTACATCAGGCAGACACGCTCCAATATCCAGGACATCGAGGCTGCCATCATTGAGCTGACGGCTAAAGCCATCAGGCATGAGTTTGAGGACAAATTCATCTACGGTGACAGTTCAGGCGGAACCAATCAGTTCGACGGCCTGCGAAAGCTGATTGACTGCACCCAGGCAGGTAGCCAGGTGGTTACCATGGGCGGTACGGGCGCGGCGCTTACACTGGCCAAGCTCGATGAGCTGATTGACGCTGTCAGAGGTGGCAAGCCCGATTTGCTGCTGATGAGCCGCCGGTCACGCCGCAAGGTCACGGCGCTGGTCAGAGCCAGCGGCGCTTACATGGAGACCGTCAGGGGAGAGTTCGGCGATTTTACCCAGCTCTATAACGGTATACCCATCGGCGTCTCCGACTGGGTCAAGGACACGCATGTACTGGCCAGCGGCTATGAGACCGGGGCTACCGGGGGCGCTTGCTCTATCATCTTCGCCGTACAGTTCGGCGAAGGCGCCGTTTCGGGTGCTGCCAACGGCGGCTTGCAGGTGGAGCCGATAGGCGCCATGGAAGGCAAGGACGCCTCCAGGACCCGCATTAAGTGGTACGTCACACTGGTCGACTTCTGCAAGCAGAGGCGGGGCGCACTTATCGGAGTTCAAGATTAAAACGGAAGATTACGGAGATTAGCCACGGGGTTTTAACCCCGTGACCTCGATCTTAAAAGGTCGAGGCTACATGCGAGGGAAGGTCGAGGCTACACTCGTGGTGGGGGAGTGGAGACGCACCAGAAACAGGGGTGGACAGCTTCACTTCCCCACTTACAAACTGGATATCGCTGTAATCTTTGCAATCTCTGTAATCAATCTACGGAGTAGAAACATGTAGCCACGGGGTTTTAACCCCGTGACCTCGACCTTAAAAGGTCGAGGCTACACTTAGCTTTTAAATCGCTGTAATCAATCTGCGGAATAGAAAAATGAACTTAACCACCATGAGAACACTGGTCAGGCGGGACCTCAAGGACGAGGATAACTCTAACTATCGCTGGCAGGACAACGAAATTGACAGAGCTATCCAGAGAGCCGTAGCCGAGCTATCCCGCTATGTCCCCAGGGAGATGAAATCAACCATCGCTACCACTTCAGACAGCCGCGACATAGATATCGCCACACTTACCGATAGGGTCTCGGTGGACCGGATAGAGCTCCCGGTGGGAGAAACACCAAGGAGTTTTCAGCGCTTTGCCGTCTACAGTGACACCATCACTTTAGTAGGCGGCACTGTGGGAGATGGTGAGAACTGTCACATTTACTGGGGCAAGGTTCATACACTTGACGGAAGCACTTCAACCATTCCCAGCTACTTAGAGGATGTCTTAGCCCTGGGAGCTGCTGCTTACGCCGTGCTGGGTCAGGCACAATATCGCTCGGACGTCGCCGGCATCGGCGGCGATAGAGCCGATACCGACTACCAAAGCTGGGGGAGCAGCATGCTCAAGGAGTTCAAATCTCAGCTCCAGCGCTTCGGACGCGGACGGAAATTAAAGGTTGGCACATTGTATCAAGGAGACGATACTGAGTAATCTCAAAATCTCTATGAGTCTCAATTAGTCTCTAGTTGGAAATTAAACAGAGATTCATAGAGACTCATTGAGACTAATTGAGACAAAGGAAAGGAGACAACAGTGAGTAAATCAAAAATAGAAGAAGCTCTACCCAAGACCAGGGAGGGCCTACCGTGGCAGGCGTTTGCCATTGTTGGTGATAAGGAAGACCCGGAGACGTGGAAATTGCCGCATCACACCAAGGCTATCTTAAGAGCCATCAAGGGTAAAGTCGGCCATTATCAGACCACAGACTGGGAGCATCTGGCCGCAGCAGTAGCCGCCCTGAGCCGTGACGGATTCCGCGGCAAGCGGGTAGAGGCCACCGAGCAGCAGATACTCGATGCTGCCAGGCACCTGGCCAGACATTATTCAGAAAACGGCAAGCCGGTGCCGGATACACTTTTAGCCCTTATGGAGTAGACCGCCCAACCAGGTCATTGCGAGGAGCGAAGTGACATGGCAATCTCGAGGGGAGGTGCCTAGCTGTAGCCACGAGGTTTTAACCCCGTCATACAAATCACAAACGTAGCCACGGGGTTTTAACCCCGTGACCTCGACCTTTTAAGGTCGAGGTCACATGTGATGGGAAGGTCAAGGCTACATGTGATGGGAAGGTCAAGGCTACATGTGGTGACTAAAGGAAAGAGGGATTACGGAGATGAAAAAAGATTACAGAGATAATTTAATCAAATAAAAGGAAGGAGAGTAATTGATATGTTACAAAAATTTATGGATGGCAAAAAGAAGTACAGCGCCTTTATCATCACTGTGCTGGCAACAATCATCCCGCTTTTTGTTCAGGAGCCAGAGGTGCAGAAAACCTTTATGGACATGGTCCCGTCTCTGGCAGCAGCCGCAGCCGGAGTCTTCTATATCCTGACTCAGGGCAAAATTGACGCTGAGAGGGAAAAAACTAAAACTGCTGAGGTGCAAGCAGCTACTGTTTCAAATGGCGCGCCAGCCCCTTTAACTCAAGAAACTCAAGGTATGCCAGAAACTCCAGGAACTCAAGTAACTCTAGGAACTCAAGCCTTTGACCCCAAGGCCTTCCACGAGAGCGTCATGGCCACCGTCAAGGAGACTTATACCGAAGTAAACCCTTGCACCATCTTCTACAAGGCGAGGGATAAAGGCTCGGTGACCGACTGCCAGCACATATCGCAGGCCGTGGACTACTGGAATTATCTGGTCGACCTGGCGGTCGATGCCAAGGATTGGATAAAGGAGCAGACCGAGAAAAAGAAAGGCGAGTGTGGTCGAAGCCCGGAGTACTATGTCTTCAACCGGGACTTCAACACCACCATCAGAGCTGCCAACAGCTTAACTGAGTTGTCTATCTCCAAAATCGACTGGAAGGCTAAGTTGGCACCGTTCAACAGGACGCTGTACGGTGTGGGAACTCTGGCCGAGCAGCTCATGTCATAGAATCTCAATGAATCTCAACAAATATCGGAGACTGATAGAGATTGATGGAAATTGATGGAGACTGATAGTGGGGCAGACAGGAGCATCTGCTCCCATGGGAGAAATATAGATAAGACTCCAGTCTAGTTCGGGAGTAGGGAGCAACGAAAAGTCAATTTACTTAAAAGGGGGTGGCATTATGGCGATAGTCGCCAATATCACCAACAAAACTCCGAGGGTAATCAGCCCCATTATCAGGTTTCTATTAAGCATTTTACCTCCTTCCCCCAAAAGGAGCGTATGAATTATAACATTAAGCCGGAGCACTTTCTAGGGGATAAAAGTACTATTTTGAAAAAATTTTTAGTACCAACCACTGATAGGCCGTAAATCACGTAATCATCTTATGGATTTAAAATTAGGATTTAGGGAGGACATGTAGCTGCGGGGTTTTAACTCCGCATTAGCAAAAACATGTAGCCACGAGGCTTTAGCCTCGTTAATCAAGTCACAAATGTAGCCACGAGGTTTTAACCTCGTGACCTCGACCTTAAAAGGTCGAGGCTACATAGGTGGTGAAGGTCGAGGTTACAGTGATGGAAAGGTCGAGGCTACATAGGTGGTGAAATGCGCATTCTAAGCGACGCATTACTGGAAGAACAGAAGAAGCCCACCAGGAAGCCGCTTGTCAAGCTCGAGGTGCAGGCTTACGGCCACCCGGCAGCCACGCCCTCAGGCGGTGTCCAGTGGGAAGCCTTCGGCTGGCAGCGCTTTTATTCCGGCAGCGAAGCCAAAGATTCCCACGGCTTGACCATGCCCGGTGACGGCTCGCTGATTCGGGTCCGTAAGTCAGGCGCTAATCTTTATCTCTCCAGGGTAACCAGCCCCGGTCCATCAAGCGATTACTCGAGCTGGGGAGCTTCCTTCGGCGGTGTCACCACAAACGCCAAAGTTGCCATCGCCTCTCTGGGCGCAGAGGTCATGGTAGCCTCCATGGACGCCGCCAATCTCTGGCGCCGGCAGTCGTCGGACTATGGCGCCACCTGGGGGAGCTGGACGCAAATGGCGAACGCCCGACCCTGTGAAAGAGGTATCGCTATAGCCTATAAGTCTAATGGCGATTGTGCCATCGTCCACGCCTCGGACGTCAATGACCCTACCAGCCTCTATCTCCAAAAGAGGACTGGGGGGTCGTGGAGCAGCGGCTTGGGCCAGCGAGGCAGCTATGACGGAGAGATTGTTGACCTGGCAATGTACTACGACGGAGACTGGAATATCATCGCCCTGGTCCAGGAAGGCAGCTATATCTCAGTCGTCCGCATGGTCTACGGAGACGGCTACCGCCAGACTGCTAATACTTGGGCAACTGACGCTAAAATCGGCTTAGGCAGAGCCCGGGTGGATGTCGCCGCTCAGGTCAGGCTGAGGCAGTTCAAGACTGGTTGGCCGGTAGGTTATAGCCAAATGTCCTGGGAGCAAAAGGCCGCTTGGAGCAGGCAAGTAAAGAGCAGCACCTATTGGGAGAGACTCGCCGCAGTATATGAAGCCCTTGCCGGCGAAGTCCTGGACGTCTCGGGCCCATACCTGTTAAAGCCAGCCACCTCATGCTCGAGGCCGCTGCTATCCCTGGCAAGGACGAACCAGCCCTGGTTATTCAGATTAAAGCCGGCTACCGATTTCTACGACTACAACTGGAACAAGGCAAGCATCATAGACACCAGCGCCTCGAGAGGCATGGCTTTAGCTGCCGACCCCAACGGAGAGTATCTTTGGGCAACCCAGCCCGATGAAGTCTGGCGCGCTCTTTGCCCTGGCTCATGGAGTCCCCCCACCCCAGGCTCAGGCGCAGGCGACAAAATAACCATCCCTGGAGCCAGAATCGCCAGGATTGCCGAGGCCGTAGACCCGGAGCAGCCATCAGAATTAGAGGTGGAGCTGGACAATTCCAAAGGCACGTATAACTCGCCAGGCTCCGGCGCAATAGCCGTCTTAAAGAGGGGGGCGCGGGTAAACCTTCACCTGGGCTATAAGACCACGTCGGGCGACCAGCTCTCAGAGGCCTCCAGGTATTTCATTGAGGGGATGGAATACAAGAGAGACCCTAATATCTCCAACTTTATCATGCACTGTGTGGATGCCTGGGGCTTGTTGCAGCGCTACCAGTTCAACAAGCCGGTGGAGTGGAATATCGGCTCGGACGAGTTTACCTGTTATCAGCTAATCGAGAAGGTAGTCCAGGCGGTAGGGGGCACGCTGGATTATAAGTCCCGCTCC